CAACACCAACCGAAGAACAAATAACAAATGCAGAACTTATAGAGCAATTAAATGCAATATTAAATGCAGTAAGTTATGAAGACCAAACTAATATAAGCCAAGAGAATGATAACTTGCCTTTTATTTTAGATGTATCAGCATTACAAAAAGGCACAAATGAAGCAATTATAGATAACGAGGGGAACATTTACTCAAAGCCAATAATAAATATAGTAGGCGATGGAATAGTCGGTGTAAGCCTTAATGGTAGTCAAATATTAAGTCTAGATATGACTACATATAACGACATAACAATAGATACTGAAACTATGGAAGCATACGACAATAATGGGCTTAGAAATAGGCAAGTAACAGGCAATTACAACAATTTAAGATTGCAACCAGGGGAAAACACAATAAGCTTAAATGGTGGCTTTACAAGTGCAACAATAAGCAAATATAAGAGGTGGTTGTGATGATAAAGTTATTTAGTACAACTGATACAACATACTTAACAAATGGCGACAAAATAATAATTCCAACAAGAGCTTATGTCTTTAAAGAAGACAACGGCTCTTTTTACTTGGAGTTAGAATGTTCGCTTGATTATGTAGAAGACTTAACACCAAATAGAATATTGGTAGCCAATACACCTCAAGGCGACCAAGCATTCAGAATAACAAATGTAACTAAAACACGAAAAAAGATATCATTAAAAGCAAAGCATATAAGTTACGATGCAAATAACTATCTTATTAAAGATACCTTTGTAGTAAATAAAACTGGTAACCAAGCAATGCAGCAACTAAACAATGCTACTGATAATCCAAGCCCATTTAATGTAGGAAGTGATATATCGAACACTAACTCTTATAGATGTGTAAGAAAAACATTATACGAGGCTTGGCAATTAGTAGTTGAAAGATGGGGAGGACACCTAGTAAGAGATAACTGGAATGTATCAGTAAATGCCTCAATAGGTGCAGATAATGGGGTCGTTGTAAGATATGCTAAAAACCTAAAAGACATCTCAGTAGAATATAACTGGGATGGAGTAGTAACAAAATTACTACCAGTAGGACAGGATGGTTTATTGCTACCTGAAATATACTTAACAAGTAGCATTCAATACGATATACCTTATACAAAGTCAGTAAACTTCGACCAAAGCGAGATTGATCCTGAAGATTATGAAACTGAAGCCGAATACAACCAAGCCTTAATAGATGACTTAAGAAGTCAAGGACAGGCTTATGTAGATGCAAATTCAATACCTAAAGTAAGTTATACATTAAGTGCTAATTTAGAGCGAATAAGCGATGTAGGAGACACAATAGAGGTAATAGATGAAAAGCTTGGAATAAATCTTACAACACACCTCTTAAGTTATACATACGATTGTTTGTTAGATAAATACATAGAATTAACATTTGGCAACTTTACTAACCAATTAAGCAATCTATTAAGTGGAATATCATCAAGCACCACACAATTAGTAAATGAGGTTAATAGTGAGACTGTCTCAATGCTTGAGGGAGAACTAGCAACAGCCACCCAAAACATAATGGCAGTATTAGGCAATTCTTATGTAATAATGGATGGAAACCAAATATTGATAGTTGATAGACTACCAAAAGAAACAGCAACAAATGTTATCAGAATAAATAGTGCTGGGATTGGATTTAGTCAAAATGGAATCAGTGGCACATTCAATAGTGCTTGGCAAATAAACGGTACAATGGACATGCAAAAATTTACTGTCTCAAACTTAGTGGCTGATATGATAAGTGGTGGTAATTTAGCATTAACATCAAACAATATAACTATTTCAAGCGATAACTTCAATGTAGATGCTAATGGCAACTTAACTTGTAGCAATGCCGATTTAACTGGTTTTATAACTGCAACGGGTGGAGTTATAAGTGGCTTTGAAATAACGGATGCACCAAGTGGAACAAAATATATAATATCGAGTGCATACCCAAAATATAATTTTACGGATGCCGACTTAACAAAAGCTAGAAACTATGTAGATGGTACAGGAACACTAACACCTGAAGAAGAAGAAATGTACGATTTAGATGGAGACGGTCAAGTAACTATCAACGATGTATATATTTTAAAAAGAATAATAGAACTAGAAATAGACACAGGGAATGGAATACATGTATCACTTACAAGCAACCCAAATGATTTAAATGAAAATGGCTTTCATTTACTAGCAGGCAATACAACTGTATTTAATGCATCTCCAATGTGGGGAGTAAGTATAAATAATGGTGGCAAAATATATGGAGAAAGAGTACTATTTGAAAACTTAAACCCAGGAGACAATGGCACAATAACTTTAGTCGACCAAATAGATGATGATTTAGGCTTAACATTTTCTATTGGATCATACGAGTATATAGAAATATATTATATGGACAACAACCAGTCTCAAGGTGGTTATTTCAAAATAAATGGCTTTCATTTAGTCAACAATGTTTTTACACTAGAGATGATGGAAGCAGGCACAGGAACATACATAAGAAGAACAAAATACACTTTAACAAATGGCAACCAATTTGTGCCAAGCAATGGTGGTTATGTATATATCAATAGCAATGGTGTAGTATCAACCAATAGCAGTCAAAACTATATCTATATTACAAAGGTAGTAGGTTATAAATAGGAGGTAAAATGATGGATGATTTTCAAGCAAAGGTATTAAGTAGACTAGCAGTAATCGAAAGCAAAATTGATGACTTTAGAGACACCAAAAATAAGGCTGATGAAGCTCACATTATAGCATTACAAAATCAAAAAGACATAGTAGAATTAAAAGACAAAAATAAATGGGTAGTGAGGACTTTAGCAGCAGCAATTATAAGTGGTTTAATAGCATTTATTTTTAGTTATATTAAAATCAAATAGGGTGGAAATGTAAACCGACTGACAACTACTCCACTCACAGAAAAAATAATATCAATGAAAAAATAGTGTAAAATGGCACTTTTTGTTTATTTATAAGGGTAAATGAAGCAAGTGGGGGAGAGGTTTACACAAAAAATGTAAAGGAGAAACACTTATGAAGAAAGTAAAAAAGATAAGCAAATATGTAGTAAATAGCATGAATATGATTAATGCAATTATATTAGTTTTAAGCCCAATTTATGGATGGGATTTATCAATAGTTTCAAAAACACTTGTAGGTCTTGCTGGTGTCATTTCACTTTATTTAGTGGGTGGCAAATTATTTGATTTATCTGATAAGGAAAAATAAAAATGATATTTAGATACCCAGTAGACTATATAGCCATAACTGGAGAATTTACTAAAAGTCATTATGGTTTAGATTTAGGATGGTCTAATAAACATGGTGGCAAGGAACAACCTATCTATGCAGCTGCAGATGGAGTGGTATATGTAACACACGATAAAGACCGAACAGGGAAATCCTGGGGGAACTATATCAAGATAAAACACGATGACAATACATACACTTTATATGCACACCTCAAAGAGGGTAGCCTACTTGTAAGAAAAAACAATAAGGTCAAACAAGGTCAACATATAGCAACAATGGGAAACACAGGAAAAGGTGGAGTATATCACTTACACTTTGAAATATACGAGGGTGGGGCGAACACTAAATATAGAGTGAATCCACTACCACTTACTTATGCATTCCCAGACCAAACAATATGTGAACTTGATATAAAAATAGTAAAAAGATATATTCCTCTAACACCACCAGTAGAAAGAGACTATACAAGAAATCAATTAGAAGTCATCAAGAGCAAACTAAGAATAAGAGTAAGCCCATCACTAACAGCCGATATTTTAGGAATAGCAGAAATAGGCTACTACAACGATCTAGATACAATCGGTGGCGATGGTTACACCTGGCACAAAGTAGCCGATAATAACTGGATGGCTGAAGTCGATGGTTATGTAACACTACTACCAAAATTAAATGTTGGAGATATAGTTAAAATAAAAGAGCCGATACAAAAATATAAAATCACGAACATAGAAGACAATGAAGCTTCTATAATACCAATAACTGATTTAGATAATTTAATTAAAGAGGAAAAATGAAACCAATCACTATTAAAATGATTAATATATACAAAATACGAGAATTAGGTTATGACTTTATGGGCTATACATTTAGTAAACCACAAGAACTATCATTCCATCATTTAATAATACCTAAAAGATTAGGTGGTAAAGAAACTATTGAAAATGGTGCTATATTGAGGCAATGCACTTCACACGATTATTTGCATAGAATAGAAGCATACGATAGAGATAGATTTTTAGCAATAACAAATGAGATGATACAAGAAAATGAAAGTGGCAAAATAAGTAAAGTCAATTTATGCCGAATAAGAGATATATTAATGTCTTTTGAAAGAGAATATTATGGTAAAAGAACAAGCAATGGTGCATTAATCATTAAACCTCAATATATAA